TTAGAAAAGTAGAAAAGAAGAATACCAGGTTATGGGAAATTGATAACGAAAGTTTTAAAAGAATCGAATCACTACCCTTACCGAAGGAAGAAGATTTAAACAAAGAGGAGGATTTACCATTTTAAAAAACTTCTTGACTTTAATATTAATGTGGGATATAATGAGATATCATTTTAAACAAAGGAGTGAGAATGAAAAAGAAAATAATTAAAAAAATAGATGATCCTAAGAATCCATTTTATGAAAAACAATATTAGAGGTGATGAATGGAAAAACTGATTAAAGAAACTCTAGGTATAGCTGCGAAACTCGTAGCTAAAGCGGAGAGTAAAAACATGAAGCTAACAAAAAGAATATTAGTGGATGATTTGAAGATGATAAAATTAAACTTAATGCTATTACAAGATGATATTACAAGACAGTCAAAGTCAGAAAATTAAAATAATTTTTGGTCCACCAGGCACCGGGAAGACAACACATCTTCTCAGTATTGTTGAAGATGCGTTACGTAGAGGAATTGCTCCTGATAAGATAGGGTATTTTGCTTTTACGAAAAAAGCAGCGAAGGAAGCGGTGACGAGAGCCATGGAGAAATTTAAGTTGGATCGCAAAAGTTTTAAATATTTTCGCACCTTACATAGTATGGCATTTCTTATGTTAGGTTTACAAAATTCGGATGTGATGAATGATGATGATTACAGAGCTGTATCTGATTATGTACAAGTTAAATTAATTAATCCAAATAAATCAGTTAATGACCTTGGTGTATCAACACCACAAGATCCTTACTTAAAAATAATTGATCAAGCAAAAATAAAAAATGTATCCTTATCAAATGAATTTATACAAAATAATGAACATATCCAAGGTGGTTTTGAAAAGTTAAGTCAAATAGCCTCTGGGTTACAGAGATATAAATACAGTAGAGCTAAGTTTGATTTTACAGATATGATTGTAGAATTTAACAAACAAAATTCTGCTCCAAAATTAGAGATTGTTATTATTGATGAAGCACAGGATCTTAGTTTTATACAATGGCAAATGACAGAGATACTTATTCGTAATTCAAAAGAAGCTTATATTGCAGGAGATGATGATCAAGCTATATTTGATTGGGCAGGAGCTGATACAAAGAGACTTGGATTAATAGGAGGAGAAAGAAAAATATTAACACAATCCTATCGAATACCGAGAGCCGTGCACCATGTGGCAGGAGACTTGATTAACCGTGTGGAAGATAGAGTTATTAAAAATTGGAATCCAAAAGAAGATGAAGGGTTAGTACAACGTCATTCTTTATTATTCAATAACCATATTGATTTTACCAAAGGAGAATGGTTGATATTAGCTAGAACAAATTACATGTTAGATCCTATTATGGATCGTTTACGTGACAATGGTTTGTTTTATCAATTTAAAAATAGATCTTCTATATCCGAAAAGATGATTAGCGCTATTCAAGGTTGGAAAAGTTTACAAGAAAGACAAGACATAGACTTAGCAACAGCCCAAAATATTTATTATTATATGAAGGGTAATAGTAACATAGAACACGGGTATAAAGAAAAAATAAAAACAGCAGATAACGAGGTAATGTATAATTACGAATCGTTAAGTACACATCATGGATTAAGAACAGATATTAATACAGAATGGAATTTTGCTTTAGATACAATTCCAGATAAGATGCAACGTTATATAAATGCAGCATTACTACGTTCTAGTTTTAATAAATCGAAAAATATAAAATTATCTACGATTCATGCATCTAAAGGTGGCGAAGCAGACAATGTTGTGGTATTAACAGATTTACCACGAAAAGCTGACTTAAGCATTTCGCAAAAAAGGGATGATGAAAGGAGAGTGTTTTATGTTGCTACAACAAGAGCAAAAAAATCATTACATATTATTGCTAGCAAAACAAACAGAGAGTTTAAAGAATTATTATGATCTGTGAAAATATTTTAGAACAAGCAAAAGAATTAGTTGGAGGTGATCGCCAAGAAGACTACGGCGATAAGCTTACCAATCATCAGAACATTGCCGCATTGTGGTCTATTTTCCTCCGCAAAAAATTAACACCCCATGATGTGGCAGTGTGTATGGCTTTAGTTAAAGTTGCTAGACTAATGCATGCACATAAGAAAGATAACTATATAGACTTAGCAGCTTATGCTGCTATTGCAGGGGAAATAAATGAGCGTGATGAATGAGTTTATATAAAGTTCCTAGTGAGTGGGTACCACCAGAAACAGTGCCTAACTTTAGTGAAGCAAAAGAAATCGCTATTGATTTAGAAACAAAAGATGATGGTATAGGTTCTGGAACTGGACCAGGATGGGCAACTAAAAAAGGAAGAGTTATTGGTGTAGCGTTGGCCGTGGATGGTTGGCAAGGATACTATCCTATAGCACATGAAGGTGGCGGTAACTTTGATCAAAAAGTTTTTCTTAATCAACTTAAGTCAATCTTAGAATTACCTTGTGATAAAGTATTTCACAATGCCATGTATGATGTTGGATGGTTAGATGCTTTAGGATTAAAAGTGCACGGTAGAATAATAGATACGATGATTGCTGCACCTTTAATAAATGAAAATAGATTTAATTATTCTCTTAAAGATTTATCAAAAGAGTATGTTGGAGAAACAAAATCAGAAGCTCTGTTGTATGAAGCTGCAAAAGAATGGGGTGTTGATGCAAAAAGTGAGATGTGGAAACTACCTCCAATGTATGTTGGTCCTTATGCTGAACAAGATGCTGCTGTAACATTAAAACTATGGCACGTATTACAAAGAAAAATTATAAAAGAAGAAGTAACAGAAATATTTAATATTGAGTCAGAGTTATTCCATGTCTTATTTGCCATGAAAAAGAATGGAGTACGTATTGATATAGAGAAAGCTGAACATATTAAAACTGATTTTGAAAATGCAGAGAAAAAAATACAACACCAATTAAATAAAACATGTGGTTTTGAATTAGAAATTCTCGCTCCATTATCTATTGCAAAAGCTTTTGATAAATTAAACATAAAATATAATAGAACACCAACAGGATTACCTAGCTTTGATAAAAACTTTTTAGCAACGCATTCTAATCCCTTTGCACAAAATATAGTAAAAGCAAGAGAATTAAATAAAGCAAGAACAACATTTATAGATTCTATTTTAAAACATTCTTATCGTGGTCGCATACATGCAGATGTAAATCAACTACGTTCAGAGACAGGTGGTACAATATCAGGAAGATTAAGTATGCAAAACCCTAACTTGCAGCAGATACCAGCTCGTAATAAAGATATAGGACCTAAAATAAGACAATTATTTATTCCAGAAAAAGGTGAGGAGTGGGGATGTTTTGATTATTCACAGCAAGAACCGAGGATCCTTGTTCATTTTACTGAATTAGTTAACCAAAGACCAGATCTTGCATGGGATGTATCTAGCGTAAAAAAACTTGTTGATGACTACAAGATAGATAGCACAGACTTTCATCAATCTGTAGCAGATATGGCAGGTATTGATCGTAAACAAGCAAAGACAATTAATCTTGGTATGATGTATGGTATGGGTAAAGGTAAATTGGGATCAGAATTAGGGTTAGATGAAGATGATACTAATGATCTTTGGAAACAATATCATGCTAATGTTCCTTTTGTTAAAGCTATGACAGAAGGCACAGCAAATAGGGCAAAGAAACAAAAATTTATTAGGACTTTACTTGGACGTAAATGTCGTTTTCATTTATGGGAACCAGTAGCTTATGGTATCCACAAACCTCTCCCTAAAAAACAAGCAGAAGATGAGTATGGACCAAGCCTAATTAGGCCTGCATTTACGTATAGAGCGTTAAATAGATTGATCCAAGGTTCAGCAGCCGATCAAACAAAAAAAGCAATGATAGATGTATTTAAAGAAGGTATTACACCTCTTATACAGGTACATGATGAACTAGATATTTCTGTTTATTCTGAAGAACAAAAACAAAAAGTCATTGAAATAATGCGTGATGCAGTTCCCTTGGAAGTTCCTTCAAAAGTAGATTGTGAGATAGGTCCTTCTTGGGGTGAAGTAAAATAAAATGGCCTACGCCAACAAAAGACAAGAAAGATATGTTAAGACTAAAAAAGGGAAGGAAGCAATAAATAGATCCAGAAAAAAAGAACAAAAAAAGCTACGGTCTATTCCAGAGGGAAGAGTAACTTTACGATATCGTAGAATAAAAAGTGTTTGGGGTGAATCAGTTGCTAATTGGTGGTTAGGAAAAGAACCTATTTGTGAAATTTGTGGTACTATATTTCAGGAAAAAGCACCTAAAAGAAAGAATAAAAATCAACCAAATTTTAATAAAGAATCTGTTATTGATCATGATCATCAATACAAAAAGAAAGATTTTAAGGAAAATCCTAGTTTATTACCAAGAGGTTTATTGTGTAATTCATGTAACTTATTATTAGGTCATGCAAAAGATAAGGTGCAAATATTAAAATCCGCTATAAAATACTTAGATGATTAAAATATGGTTACTTGTCACTATTCTTTCTACACCCTCTTGGCCTAGCGTTCGCACTATTGCTGAAGTATATTTTGAAGAAGCTGCTTGTGAAAACAGAAGAATTACAGTCGAGAATGAAGCTACTAATATGATGTTAAATCAAGGATATAATCCTGTGTTTGTTGATACGGCGTGTGTAGAAACTGAAATGTTTATTCCGTTTAAGGCTTAATTACTTCGTCTATTTTGTCGTTTATTGAAACAACATTAGCTTCAATGACCGAGAGCCGTGCGTCTATACGCAACATATCTAAATCTTTTATTTTATTTTCATTGGCGATGACTCTGTTTACTAACATCCCGTAACTGTAGATAACAGTTACACCCGCAATAATTATTGCAGTGATGTTAATTTTTTTAATCA